CTGTGCGAGTCAGTGAGGTAGACGCTCGCGCTGCCACGCTCGAACAGCGTTTCGCCAGTCTTGAAGTCACCAACGTATGCAGTGCCCTGCGGCAGTGCACCGACAGCGATCGCGCGCAGGCCCCAGTAACTCTGCTGAAGCTGCGGACCTGCGACCGTCGCACCCATAACGCCGATATCGAGCGCAGCGAAATCGGCCGGGTTGAGCAAGATCGCGTTCGCACTCGCGTAACCGCTGGCCTGGACATTGCCGAGCGCGACCCGGATGCCTTCGAGCAGGCCACCGTTGGCAACGTCGACAGTCTGGATATTCGTGTCGGCGGTGAGCGCGGCAGCCGCTTCCGTTTCCAGCTTGGCAAGCACGCCGTTTCGCAGCGCGTTCTCGACGATCTGCTGAATCCGCGGGATGTCTTCGAGCGCCTGACGAGTGATGCCCTTGTAGTGCGCGATCGTCTGAAGCGTGCCGCTCTCGGTGGTCGGCTGGAAGTTCGCTTCAGGCTTGAGCTGGCTCTCGGCGACGATGCCAGCGAGCGGGTACGAGCCAGGCCAGATGACCCACTCGACGTTGCCGCTGCTGACCGACTCGCGACCGATGCTGTCGAGCAGCGGAGTCGTCATCACCCACGGCGCGGGCGAGAAGATCGACGGCGGCACAGTCACGAAGGTCGTATCGATCGGCGCGCGCTCGAAGACGCCCGGCACATCGACGCGACCGCTGCTGCCGGTGCCGTCGTAGTTCTGGAATTGTGGCGAGCTGGTGAACAGCTCACCCCAGCTCGACCCCTGACGCACGATGCCGCTGCCGCCGCGCGTGGCGAGCGCCGTGCGACCGTTCTGCTTCGGCTGTTCGTCGACCTCGTTGCGCTGCAAGTCGTCCTGCATCTTCGCCCAGGCTCGCTGAGTGGTCAGGTACTCGCTCTGCTCTTTGATGAGCGGATCGAGTTCTGCGCAGCGCTGCTGCCAACCGCGCTGACGCTCTGCCTCGGCTTCGCTGAGCTGCCGATCATCGGTGGCGGCTTGATCATTGAGCTGCTGAATCAGCCCGGTCAGCGAGTTGCGCTCGTCGACGAGCCGCTTGAGATACACGTGCACTGCTGTCTCCTGACACTAGACGCGAATGAATCGCGGCCAGTGCTGATGACAGTGCCGATCATTGTGAAAGCTCGTCGGCGGTGGCGCAGCGGTGCCCGTTCGTCTGCATCTCTATCACGCAAGCGGGGAGGGTGTCCAGACCTACTCGCGCGGTTCGGAAGGTCGGCCCGCGAGGTAGCCGACGACGACGCCCACGAGCACGTTGATGAGCTGCCCGACAGTCGCCACAGCGGACCCGGTATCAAGCTCGGGATGCAGCAGCTTCGACACGCCGAGCAAGATCACTGCGAGCACGAGTGTGACGACGAGCCCGATCGTCAGCACGATGATGATCAGCTCGCGAAGCGAATACCGGTCGCGTAACTCGCTCACGCGCTCAGTACACCCAGCCGGGAACAGTCGGTGAGAAGTCGATCTCGTCGAGCGGGATCGTCGGCGTGATCATCATCGCCGCCTCGCGCATCGCCAGGACACGCGCGCCGTCGTACGCGCCGAGCGGCAGCAAGCTCACCTCTTTGAGACTGCCCTCGACGATCTCAGTCTCACCGCGCGAGCCGCGTCTGACCTGTACGGGCTTGAAGCCGACGCTCATCGCAGGCAGGTAGCCCTCGCGAACGTCGTCGAGCGCTTCATCGCCGAGCGCACGCGGAAGACACCGTGCAGGCCGTCGAGCTGATCATCGAACGCGACCGCCCGCCCGATCGGGTGCGAGTGATCATGGCCCCGGAACAGGAACACTCGATCAGCTTGCTGCGCGATCGACTTCGAGAACGCGCCGCGCATGACGCGCTCGCCGTTCGGATTCGGCGTCAGATAGCTGATCTCGTCGTACGGCACACAGACGCCCTCGATGGTGCGACCGTCGCCGTCCACTCCGCGCAGCTCCATCGGAAGTTGAAACATGACTCAGCCTCGTCTCTTCAAGCTCGGATACCGCTTCAGCACAGCTCGACGCACGGTGCTCGCTGCGCCCGCTGTGTCAGCTCGCGCTGAGTACGACAGCGCAGAGCGTGCGCGTGCCTTCGTGTCGATCGGGTACTTGCGCCTGCTCGGCAGCGCGAAGCTCGACCTCGGCAGCTTCGAGCGCTGAGAGGCCGTTAGACGCGTCGAGCTGCGTTTGCGGGTACTCATAGCGTCGAAGGCTGTTCGCTCGTCAGATCGACGCTGGTGACGTCTGAGGGTGCTTGCAGCGTCGGCATGCTGTCCTCTGGCGCGGTCGACACCTGCTCGGGCAGCGGCGGGCGATCTTCGAGCGCGCGAACCTCGTCGACAGTCAGCCACCCCGAGCGCAGCGCACTCTCGTACATCGAGTACCGCGTGCTCGTGTCAGCGCGCAGCGTGCCCTCGCTGATGATCTTGACTTCGGTGCCCTGCGGGAACCAAGAATCGAGCGTGCTCTCGATCCGGCGGATCCACTGAAGCAGCGAGAACTTGTCAAGCTCGGTCATCCGACTCTCGACGTTCGCGTACGTCGAAGGGTCGCCAGGCACGCCGAGCATGTACGCGGGGATGCCGAACGCGAGCGCGATGTCGCGCAGACTCCATGTCTTCGCAGTGTCGAAGCCTGCATCGACCGGCGAGATCGACAGCGGCACGAAGTCAGTCGTCGAGTTGAGCACCGCGACGCGCTTGCGCGGCCCGCCGTGCTTGCGCATCCACTTGTCTTGCAGCTCTTCGACTTGCGTATCGGTTGGCTCGCGCGGCGCGTTGATCTTGAGATAGCCGCTCGGAATGCCGTTGGTGAAGATGTTGCTCGCGTACGCCCGCATCGCTGACGCGAGCAGCAGATCGTCGCTGAAGCGTTCGAGTACGCCGGTGCCCAGCTCGCCGTTCGCGTAGGGCGGCTCGCCGCGCAGTCTGATCACCCGCGCAGGATCAAGCTCGGTGCCGTTGTACCAATACGACTTGCCGATCACGTCGCCGGTCATCGGGTCGCGGATGCCGTAGCGATCAGCGACATCGATCTTGAGCTGCGTCGGGTCGAGCACAGCGAGCGGCGGGCGCGGCTGACCGTTGATGTCGAGTCCGTCGGTGTACAGAAAGCCGTCGCCGAACCACAGCGCAGACAAGATCCACTGCGTGCGGAACTCGACCGCGCTCAGCGCGTCGAAGACTGTCGGCCCGGCAAAGATCCTCGCGTCGCTGCGCGCGAGCTGCGGGTCGTCGAGCCAGCGCGGCACCGGCTGCTGCTCGTAACCGCGATACACGCGCCAGGGCAGGCCCGCGATCGTGTCGCAGATGATCGACGTACAGCGCAGCACAGCAGGCAGCGCAGCAGCGCCAGAGAATTGCGCGTCAGGCGGCGGATTGCCGTAGCCAGTGCCCGAGCCTGGACCGTCGACCCACCACATGTACTGCTGATCATGCTCCCAACCGTCGGGGGAGTTGATCAAGATGTCGCGACCAAAGTCTGTCGCCGTGTGGGTCTGGATACCGCGCAGCTCAGGCACGACGCTGGGCGGCCAGAGCAGCGACTTGATTCGCTCGAACATGATCACCAAATCCTCGGGTTGACGACGGCGAGCTTGTGATCAACAGCCCAGACAGCAAGCGCAGCAGCAGTCAGCGGGCTGATCGGGATCGACGCGTGCCGACGAGCGAACGCCCAGCCCTCGCCCATCGTGCGAGCGACAGCGACCTCGGCAGCTTGCGTCAGTGCAACGTCAGGATGATGCGTGACGTTCTGGGCTGAGAGTCCAGACAGGAACCGTGCACAGGCAGCAGCGAAGTCGCGACCGTTGATCGGGTCGGTGTCGACATCAGCGAGCTTGAGCGCTTCGCCAACATCGCGGCCCGGACCCGCTGCGTCGTACGTGATCTTGCACTCGTAGCGATCAGCGAGCGCGCTCAGCTCGCGCACGAGCCAGTGATCAGACTCATCGTGGCGCGAGATCCGACAGTGCACGGTGTCACCGACTCGCCAGGCGGCGACGATGCTCGACCACGATCGATCTGTCGCGACATCAAACGCGATGCTGACCGTCTGCGGCTTGGGCGGCTTGCTGTACTCGCGAGCTGCTGCTTTCCAGATCGTCGGCGGGATGACCGTACGAGCCAGCTCGTGCGCCCAGACGCCCATCCGCTCCTGACGAAAGCCGTCCAGTGACATGCGCTTGCGCTCGCCTCGGATCGCTCGCATCGTGATCAAGTCAGGCACGCCCGGATTCGCTGCCTTGATCGCGTCGTCGTCGTCGGGGTCAGCATCTTTGTCGGTGCTGTACTCGACGAAGCAGAGATCAGGATCGTGCTCGCGCAGCGCGCGATCTCTGATGTTGCTGAGCACGACTGAGCCTGAGTCGCCCGCGCTGCTCGCGTAGATGAGCTGCGAGTTCGAGCGCGTGACCAGCGTCGGCAGCATCGCGTTCAACGCTTGCTGATCGCGCAGCTCAAGAGCTTCGTCGAAGATCAGACAGTCGCCAGTGAAGCCACGGCCAGTCGCGCGCGACCGGGCGACGATCTTGAAGCGCCGACCGTCGCGCATCGTGATCGTCTCTTTGCCGCCGGTCCGCGTCGTCTTCAAGATCATCGCGGCGAGGTCCGGATGCGAGCGTGCCAGACGATCGACGAGGTTGAAGACTTCAAGCGCAGTGTCGACGCGATGCGCGGTGTACGTGATCAGCTCTTCGCCAGTGAGGAACAGCGACGCGAGAACGCGAGCCGCCATGACGTAAGACTTGCCGTTCTGGCGCGGCACGATGAGCGCGACCTCGGGCGACGCCCATGTGCCGTCGCTGTTCTCACCGAGCAATTGATCAAGGAACCGAGCTTGCCAGGGCAGTATCGGCATCTTGACGAGCTTGAGCAGATCAAGGATCTCCGGTGCCGCGCTGCTGCGGTACTCAGGAACCAGCTCGATGCGAGGACGCGCCTCGACGCTCTTCACGGCTGCGGCGGATCTTGGCAAGCTCGGTCACCCCCTCGGGCGGTTCAAGATCATCGAGCGCGGGCTGCTCGATGAGTCCGAGCAGCAGCGAGCGCGCGGTGTGGATACGCACGAGCAGACGAGCTGCGCCGATATCGCCACGCAGCGCGAGCGGAGTGAGCGCCGAGCGGAGCATGTCCAGATGCGTCAGCTCGACCTCCTTCGAGCCGTCATGATCAAGAGCCTGATCGGCAGCCTCGCGCACGGCGGCGAGAAGATGATCAACCGCCTCGCGCTGAGTGCAGTCGAGCTGCTTCGCGATCTGCGGAATGCGCATGCCGCTGGCGGCGAGGCGCAGTATGTCGATCATGATCAAACCTCCTGATGATCATGAGTGGAGTTGATCATGATGATGATCATGATCACCGGGAGTTGATCATGATCGCTGATGATCATCGCACTGTTGATCATGATCGATGTTGATCATGAGAGAGATGATCATGATCGAAGTTGATCATGGGACGAAGTTGATCATGGAATTTTCGCGGGGAGCCGTGTGAGATTCTGTGCTGAG